CCGCTGAGGCTCCTGCCGCTGACGACATTCAGGTTACAGTGGACTCTCTCCGGGCAGCTGTGAAGACTCTGGCTAGTAAGCTCCAGGAGACCCAAGACCGCCTGGAGGCCAAAGAGCGCGCCGAGCGGCACGCGCAGCGTCTAGAGAAGGCGGGCATTCCCACTCAGCTCGGCTCCTTCATTCGTGATGACGCGGATTTGGAGGCCCTGAATGATGCTCTAGCGAGCCTCGCTAAGTCCGCTCCGGCGTCTGTTGGGGCTGTCCCCACACCTACACTTCCTACTGTGGGGACAAAGAACCCCGGTGGGGAAATTCTCAGCGTAGATGAAATGATTGCCCGCGCTGAGGCAAACGGCGACCGCGCCGCGCTTTCCAGCCTGAAGCTGGCTAAGCTTGCCGCTATCTCTTCTAACCTACTCTAGGAGGAACAATGGCCGGAATCACTGGTCAAGGGAATCTTTACAACCTGCCTAACTACGTAGGGGACCTGTTTTTGGTCTCCAAGGGTGACACGCCTTTCCTATCTGCTATCGGCGGTCTAACCGGCGGCGAGTCTGCTGGCTCTACCATTATTGAGTGGCAGACCGAGGACCTGCGCGACGCTGATATTACCCGTCAGCGCGTTGAAGGCGCCACCGCTCCTAATGGCGAGGCGCGTGTGCGTTCTCGCGTGTCTAACGTCCTGGAGATTCACCAGGAGGCTGTGGAGCTGTCGTACACTCGGCAGGCCACCAACCGTATGCGCTCCACTGATGGCGAGAAGCTGGTGACCATCGGTACCACTACTCTGCCCGAGGATGAGCTTCAGCATCAGATCGATCTGGCGTTGAAGCAGGTCGCTAGGGATGTGAATAAAGCTTTTATTGCGGGCACTTACCAGAACCCGGCGAATAACACCCAGCCGCGCAAGACGCGCGGCTTGGTCGAGGCCATCACCACTAACGTGGTGGCCGGTACTGGCGCGCTGACCGAGAATATGGTCCTCGATACCATGCAGAAGGTGTGGGAGACCGGCGGTATTCGTGAGGGCGAGACCCGCACGATTATCGTGGGTGCGAAGATGAAGCGAGCACTCTCCAAGGTGTTCATCACCGACAAGGGGTATCACGAGACCTCGCGTGAGGTTGGTGGAGTAAATGTGAGGGTGATTGAGACTGACTTTGGTCAGTGCAATATCATGCTTGATAATGATGTCCCCTCCGACACTCTTTTGGTTGTGTCTCTCGAGGAGTGCGCGCCGGTGTTCCTGGAAATCCCTGGCAAGGGCTCCTTCTTTGCGGAGCCGTTGGCTAAGACCGGCGCGTCCGACAAGGTGCAGCTTTACGGTGAGATTGGCCTTAAGTATGGGGCTGAGCAGCACCACGGTAAGCTGAAGGTCACCGGAGCCTGATACGCGCAGCAGGTGGGGCTTGAATATGAGTTCCACCTGCTGACCTATACGAGGAGAGCATGTCAATGGATGTCCAGTCCACTATTTACCCTGAGCTAATCCTGGTATTTCCGTCGGGCTATGTCCGTTTTTTGGGTGGATTAGCTACTATCACCGACAGAGCCCTGCAGGCTGAGGTCCGTGCGCTCGCGGCCCATGCTGACGACTTGGGACTGATTGTCCCCGACGAACTCGCGAGCGCCAAGCCCGCAAGGGCCGCCCGGAAGTCTGGCGGGGGTCTGGTCTAGTATGGCGTCTTTTGCCTCGCTTGATGAGTTGCGTTACCGTCTGTTGCCTGATGAGGTGGCGGTGGTGGACGCAAATCCTGCGCGTGCGCAGATCCTCCTAGATGATGCTAGCGAGCTTATCCGGCAGCGCTGCACAGGATGGGAGCGTGCGCGTGATGCAGTGCTGACTGCGGTTGTGTGTCGTGTGGTTGCGCGTGCGTTGCGTCAGCGTCCGGCGGGTGTGGCGGGTGACGCGACTCAGCTCACTCAGACTACCGGCCCTTTCGCAATGTCTATGGCATGGTCTAATCCGTCGGGGGAGCTTTTTCTTACCAGGCAGGATAGGGATGATGTGAACGGCGCTACGACCTCATTTTTTGGTTGCACCAACACTCTGACCCAGGGCGGCGACTGATGGGCTCGATGGATGCTTGGAAGGAGGCAGCCACGCTTTTGCGCCGGGCTGAGCCTAAACGTGACCCGCTGGGCGTGGCTTTTCGTTCGCGAGATGTGCAGGAGATTGCGCTTGCCCCGACACTGGTTGCTACTACAGATTCTGATAACCGTGAGGGTACTGGGGAGGATTATCAAACGCGCGATGAGGTTACCCTGTATTGGGACTCGCGGGCTGAGGGCCCGCGCGAGGTGCTGCCGGGTGACCGTGTACGTTTGCGTGGTGGGGTGTGGGAGCCTGTCGGGTCCCTGGTAGAGTATCCCCTAGGAGTGTATTTGAGGCTGCGGAAGGAGGCCCCGCGTGAGCGTTAGGTTTAAGCCCAGCCGTAAGGCGGCTAGGGACCTCCTGAAGAGTCAGGAGGTGCAGGCTATGTTGGCTAGGGAGGCGGCGCAGATTGCGGCGCGTGCTGGCGCTGGCTTTACGTCTGGTGTGCGTGTGGGTCGGGATCGTGCCCGGTCCTATGTGCTGCCTGAGACGTATGCTGCTCGTAAGCGGCAGGCGCGTGATCATGTGCTTGAACGTGCGGTAGGAGGTGGCCACGTATGAGGCATCCACTACCAGACGTACAGAAACTGGTCATTGATTACCTGTCGGGTGAGGGTGTGCTGCGTGGTCTGGAGGGTGAGTTGGAGGGCACCACGGTTGGGGGTGTCCGACCGGTTACCAGTCAGGATCCTCGCCCCTATGTGCTGGTGCTGGCTACCGGTGGGGTAGGCGTGCACAATCGCATCCTCTACACCTCTCAGATCACGGTGGACTGCTGCGCGGCCACTAGCTGGTGGGCTGGCGAGCTGGCCCGCCGTGTAGGGGATGCGTTGCATGCTCTACCTAGCGCGCCGGGGCCTGTGGGTGTGGTGCAGTCACCGGCCCCGGCTGAGCTGCCCGACCCTGATAGCGACATGCGCCGCTACACAGCCACATACCAAGTCACAATCAAATTAGGAGCTGAAGAAAATGGCTAAGGTTGATGCTAACAACGCGTTTATGGCGGGATCAGAGCGGGATACTCTCTATCTCGGCCCGATTGGCACGGACCTGTCTAGCGTCACTGCCCTGGATTCCCCGATCCCTGCGGCTCTGCAGGATGTGGGCTGGCTGGATGAGGATGGTCTGACCCTGGGCATGAGTGACAGTGTGGATAAGATTCGTGGGCACCAGGGTCACGGAGTGGTCCGCACTTACATGTCGGACTCCTCCACGACTTTTACCGCCAATCTGATTGAGTCCAAGTTAGCCCAGGTGAAGGCCTACTTGGGTGTGACTAAGACTGAGAAGGTCACGGCGGGCTCTGGCTCTATTACCCGCATGGAGGTAAGCACCTCCCGCAAGGTGGAGTCTATGTGCGGTATCGCTGACTTGTTTGACGTGTCTACGGGCAAGCAGCGCCGCTACGTGTTTAAGCGCCTTGAGCTGGGTGAGCGCTCAGACATCCAGTTTAAGGTCGGCGAGCTGACCGTGTATGAGTGCAACTTCGAGGTGCTCGACGGGTATGTTCTGCTGACTGATGAGGCGGGCCTGGCTGTAGCCTGACCCGCTATTCTAGCTCCGTCTGGTCTATCGCTTCCGCTGTTCTCCCGATAGGCCAGACGGTAACCAACCTTTGGAGAGCGGCGCTTTTTAGGAGGACAGACTAATGGCCAACAACCGTAACCGTAACCGTAACCGTAACCGTAACAACCGTAGCGCTGGGGTGCCGTCTTCGGCTGAGCTGGCCCGTCGTGAAGCCCAGTCTCGTGAGGATCGGGGCGAGGGTCCCCGTGACATTGAAGTGATGGGCGTTCAGCTGTCTGTGGATCCGGTAGACCTGGATGACTATGACGCGCTCGCGGCTATGGATAAGGGCGACTGTACCCTGATTTTGGATTGCATGTTCCCTGATGAGGATGAGCGTGAGGCGGCCCTGGACTCTCTGCGTGAGCCCTCCGGCAAATTACGTTACTCCAATGTACTCAAATTCGTGCAGGAAGTTTTTACCGCCCTGGGGCAGGGAAAATAATCGGCCTCCCAGCCTACCTAGACCAATACTGGGAGTTGCTGGAGGCTGATTTTCAGGCCATATACCACCTCGACCTCACCCAGGTTTTCACTGGGGGGCTCTCTCTACGGCGTGTGGCTGTCCTGATTGAGGGTCTTCCGCTTGGGTCGGGGCTGCGCCGCCGTCTAGGTGGGGACGCGGCATGGAGCGACGAAATCAGCGCGATTTTTGCCGCCACGCACCGGTTGGAGCAGATTATAATTGGTGTAATGGGCGGCAAAAAGAGTAGCGTGCCCAAGCCGGTCAAGCCCCCGCCCCCGGGTTGGTTTGAGGAGGCTGAGACGAAACGCCAGGCGCGTGAAGAACGTGCTCGTAGGTGGATAAAGGCCCACGGAGCATAGATAGGGAGTAGATATGGCAGAAAATGGTTTTAACCTGGGAACTGCGTGGATCCAAATCTCTCCCAGTATGAAAGGCCTCAATGAGGCCATCCGTAGGGAGCTGGGCGACACCGATACCCGTCCTGCGGAGAAAAAGATCACTACCGGCCTTGGTGGCGCGTTTCAGCGTGCCGCTAAGGCCGGTGCCCTGGCTTTGGGGGCTATGGGGGCGGTTGGTGCGGCCCTGGGTTTTGCGGGTGTGGCTCGTGAGGCCATAGCCGCCTCAGACGCCACCGATAAGTTCCGTAATACTTTGTCTTTTGCTGGTGTCGCAAAAGGCGAAATCGATGCGCTAGCTAAAAGTACTAAAAAATACGCCGACGATACCGTTTATGAATTAAGCGATATTCAAAATATCACTGCCCAGTTGGCTGCTAATGGCGTTAAAGGCTACGACCAGCTGGCTGAGGCTGCGGGTAATCTGAATGCCGTTGCTGGTGGTAATGCTGAGACGTTTAAGTCGGTGGGTATGGTGCTTACCCAGACGGCTGGTCAGGGTAAACTCACAACCGAAAATTGGAATCAGCTTGCGGATGCTATTCCAGGTGCCTCGGGTAAAATCCAGGAAGCGTTATTAAAGAATAGTGCATATACTGGTAATTTCCGTGACGCCATGGCCAAGGGTGAGATCACGGCAGATGAATTTAATAAGGCCATTCTTGACCTTGGCTTTACCGATGTGGCGCGTCAGGCCGCCACGTCTACGAGCACTATTGAGGGCGCTTGGGGTAATCTTCAGGCGGCTCTGGTCACAGGTGGCATGGGTATTGTCGACAAGCTAAAGCCTGCGATCACTGACTTTATGGGTATTGCCGCTGATGGGGCGTCAAAGGCTTTCGGCTTCATTAATACTGACCTTATGCCCGCTTTGGGGAGCCTCTGGAATTTGATTTCGGGTAAGGGCTATGACGGTAACCTGTTTGGCCTGGCGTCTGATTCTGCGGTTATTACTGCTCTCACTAATATTCGTAATACCGGTGAGAGTCTATATAACTGGGTTACTGGTACTCTTATTCCTGGTGTTAAGTCTTTCTTTAATCTGGCGGTTAATGGGGACTTTGACGGGAATTTCTTTGGTGTCAAAGAGGACTCAGGCCTCGTAGACTTTATTCTTGATACCCGTGACAAGATTATTGACACCTGGAAATACTTACAAGGCGACGTTATCCCGGGCGTTAAAGATTTCCTGTCTAGTGTCGTTAATTCGTCTTTCTGGTCTACCCTGGGAGGGTTTTTCGGTAGTCTAGTCCAGAATAAAGCGGTACTTGAGGCTGTGGTTGGTGGGCTTATCGCCTGGAAAACCATTACAGCAGGTATTTCGCTTGTTGCTTTTACCACGCAGGTTATTGCTAACACGCGGGCTTTTGTGGCGTCTAAAATCGCTAAAGCCCAGGACCTAGCCGAAACGATCGCGCTTAAGGCGATGCTGGCGGGTGATTTTTTGCGATCTCTTGTACAGCAGACAGTCCAGATCACGCGTACCACGGCGGCGTGGGTGGCCCAAAAATCGGTGCTGGTGGCTAGCCGTGTGGCTACGGGTGCATATACTGCCGCCCAATGGCTCTTAAATGCCGCCCTTAACGCTAACCCTATTAGTCTTATTGTGGTGGCTATTGCTGCCCTGGTTGCCGCCCTGGTGCTGGCTTATAACAAGTCCGAAACCTTCAGGGGGATTATTGAAGCTGCCTGGTCCGGTATCCAGTCGGTTATTGGTGTTGTGGTTGACTGGTTCCAGACATATTTGTTGCCGGTATTTGAGGCTGTCTGGGAGGGTATTAAAATTGCGGTTTGGGTGGTAGTCACCGCAATCGCGGTTTATATTGAGGCATTTAAGTCAGTCCTTCAAGGTATTGCTGACTTTATTCTCACCTATGTGTGGCCCTATATTCAGCAGGCCTGGGACGGTATCAAGGCTGGTGCCCAGGTGCTGTGGGGGTACATGCAGCAGGCTTGGGATGGCATTAAGGCCGCTATCCAGACTGTGTCAGACTGGGTTAGCTCCTATATTGTGCCTGCGTTGGCTGCGGCCTGGAATGGTATTAAAGCTGGTGCGGATCTTCTGTGGTCGGGTATTCAGACTGCCTGGGGCGGTATTAAAGCCGCTGCGGCTACCGTGGTTAGCTGGTTCCAGTCTTATGCGCAACCAGTTCTAGGTGCCGTATGGAATGGCATTAAGGCAGGTGCAGATCTTTTATTGTCTGGCATTAGGTCCGTATGGGACGGTATTAAGCTCGCTGCCTCCACAGTGGTGTCTTGGTTCCAGACCTATGTGCAGCCAGTCCTAACCGCTACCTGGAATACCATAACCGCGAGCGCGCGTGCGTTCGGGTCGGCTATCTCCTCTGTTTGGAATGGCATTAAATCCACGATTAGTTCCGTTGTTTCGTGGATGACCTCTACGGTCCAGTCGTCTATGACGTCTGTTGCTAATGGGGTTAAAAGCGCTTTTACCACTATGAAGTCTGGCCTTGAGACCGTTTGGAATGGTGTTAAGAGCGTTGTTGCTAAGCCTGTTAATTTCGTTATTAATACTGTTTATACGCAGGGTATTAAAAAGACGGCTGATTCTATGGCTGAAAAGCTTGGCTTGTCTTTGCGTTTGCCTGCGGTGTCGGGTATTGCTGGGTATGCGTCTGGTGGCGTGCTTCCCGGATACACCCCAGGCCGGGATATTTTTCATTTCTTCTCCCCTGATGGCGGTGGCGCATTGGCGCTGTCTGGTGGCGAGGCGATTATGCGCCCTGAGTGGGTGCGTGCCGTGGGTGGCCCTGAGGCCGTAGCCCGCATGAACGCTGCTGCCCGCTCTCACGCAACCTATATTCCTGGTGGGGATACTGGGGTTAGGTTTGCTGCCTATGCTGACGGTGGTATCTGGGGCGCTGCCAAGCGAGGCTGGGACTGGGTTAAGGGCGCGGCTGACACGGTGGGGAAGCTTATCGCTGACCCTGTGGGGGCGGTGGCGAAAATGATTAAAGCACCTGTCAACGCGTTGCTGTCTCACTTGCCTGGGTCGGGTATTATCCACGACTCAATGAAAGCTCTGCCTATCAGGTGGGTTGATGGTTTCGCGGATTGGTTGTCGGGTAAAACCAAAACCATGGGGGCTACGGGTATTGTGAATGCTGCGCGTAAGGCTATTGGTGTGCCGTACGTGTGGGGTGGATCTTCGATTCCGCCGGGTCTGGACTGTTCGGGTCTGGTGTATTGGGCTGCTCACCAGATGGGTTCTAAGATTCCGCGTTTGACTGCGGCTGGCTATCAGTCTGGTGCGAGCGCAGGTAACGCCAATGTCCCCGGTAACCTTCTGTTTTGGGGTTCTCCGGCTTGGCACGTGGCTATTGCGTCTGGTGGTGGCCGCATGGTGGAGGCGCCGAAACCGGGTGCGTTTGTGCGTGAGACTGGGATTTGGGGTAGCCCCACCGCCGGTGTGTACAAATTTGATAATGGTGGCTTCTTGCAGCCGGGTGTGACCACCGTGGTGAATAAGACCGGTCGGCCTGAGCCAGTGTTTACCTCTGCTCAGTGGGATGCGCTGCGTGCTCACGGCGCGCAGGCGGCGTCACCTGAGACGCTGGTTGTGGTGGATGAGGATGGCCAGTTGATGGCGCGTATGCGTGTGGTTGCTCGGGATACGGTGGATGGTGCTCTGGTGCCTGCCTCCCGGGGGCGTGTGCGCGATATGCTAGGCACTAGTATCTAAGGGAGGACGGTATGGCTACGGTCTGGTCGGCTTCGTCTGGCTACATGTTTATTGGGGTTAACCTGGAGTGGTCGGGTAATCCGGCTAGTGGCTCTGTGGCTGTGACGGCTACGGTTACGGCCAGTTCTGACGGGTACGGACACAATTTTAGTTCCCGCTGGTCTTGGTGGGGGTACTCTGGTGAGGGCTCAGAGGGGTTCAGTTTCTCCTCGGACTACGGCGCTACCGTCTATAAGCAGTTGGCTAAATGGACCTTCAATGTGCCGCTCAAATATGGTGCCACTACTAGGGTTGGTATTGGTGCCAAGCTGGGCCCTATTTGGAATGGCGGCACCCCGTCGGTTGAGAATTACTTGACGCTGCCTGCCCGGCCTGTCCAGGCTCCAGGTAGCCCCTCTAGCGTGTCGGCTACGCGTGTGAATGATGAGCAGGTGTCTGTGGCGTGGGTGGCTCCCGCCGTGTCCACTGCGCGCCCTGTGGCCTCCTATATTGTGGAGCGGCGCACGGATGATGCTGGGGCCTGGGCCCTGTCGGCCTCGGTGCCTAGCTCCTCCACACGGTACACGAATTTCGTCGGTGCTGGCCATAAATACGTGTACCGTGTGAAGGCCGTCAACGCGTCGGGCGGGTCGGCCTATGTGGCTTCTGGTGCCGTGTATACGACGCCTCCCGCCCCGGTTAACGTCGCAGCGGTTAAGGATGCTAACGGCGATATCGTGGTGTCGTGGAATAATCGCGCATCATACACGCCCACCAGGTGGGATGTGTATGACGGTGACGCTCGGGTGGCGTCAGTCCCGGCTACCGGTGTTACTCAGTGGGTGCATTCCTCGCCTCGCCTGGATGTCACCCACCAGTATCGTGTGGTGTGTGTGGCCGGTGACCTGGAGTCCCCCAAGTCCGCGCCCTCCAACGTTGTGCAGCTGCTGGCTAGGCCTGACGCCCCCAGCCTCCTAGTGGATGGGACCTATTTTCCTGCAGATGAGCCAGTCACCCTAGCCTGGCGGCATAACGCCACGGATGTCAGCCCACAGACGCGTTTTAGTCTGCGCTATGTGAAGCGCGGATCCGGTGAGGCTCCTACCGTGGTGGATCGGAGAGACTCAGCCCAGTCACTCAGCCTGGACCTACCAGTGGGGGAGTACGAGTACTGGGTGTCCACGTGGGGCCTGCACGCGGCTGAGTCGCCGGAGTCTCGGCATGCTGTGTTTTATGTGGAGCCTAGGCCGCTGGTGTCGGTGCAGGCCCCTGGTGGTGAGGTGCGGGCGTCGTCGGTTGAGGTGCGCTGGTCATATGCTACGGGTGGCGGGGCGTTGCAGGCGCGTGCCCGCGTGGATCTGTCCTTGGATGGGGCGATTGTGGAGTCGCAGGAGGTGTCTGGCCCTATCCTGCGCGTGCCGCTAGCCACGTATCTTGGGGATGGTCTCACCTACCAGGTGACTGTCACTGCGTTTAGCGGCCATGGTCTGGCATCCTGGCCTGCGATCCAGACTTTCAGCGTGGTTTATGAGAAACCACCTGTACCCAAGGCTTTTTTGGAGTGGGATGACGTAGCGGGTTGCGTACGTGTGCGGGTGGATAACCCTGCACCGGCAGCGGGGAAACTGGGGGGGGGGGGGG